CCCATAGAAGTCGCATAGGTGGCGGCGTAAGACCCGGTGGAGTCATAAGCTCCACCGTAGCTCACGCTGCCAGCTATGCCGAAGATGAAGTTCTTATACGCCATCCTGCGTCCTTATGGTTATGCTGCTATCGTCTAGTTGTATTACGTTGGGGTCTCTGCCATCCTTCACCCACGATTTGTACCATAGCTCCAGGGTTATAACTTTTACTCCATCAAGTGTCCTGCGCGTGCTTGCTTGCAATAACCGTTCCGACGCCGCGCCATACTCGGCGGACTGTGGTTTAGCTACCTGGGCTTCAAGCTCAAAGACAGTAACCTTGGCAAAGTCACCATCATGCTTAGCGGCCAGTATGGCACGTACCTTTGCATCATTTTCGGCGGCGGTCGGCATTTTGGAGATTTCGGGCATGACGCCTCCTAGGTTGCAGTGACTTGTATTTTTCTCGGCTTGCGCTGCTCTGAGTCTATATAAGACTCGTCGGTCATCCTTCTGGCCTCTGCGTATTCCTGTTGCTCTAGCAAGTCAGATAAGTCTTTGTCCGTGCCAGCCGGGTTCAAACGGCCCTGTAGCTGGTCACGGTCCAGTTTCATTATTCCGAGCGGGCCGAGGTTCAGTACGTCACGTAAGGCTGTCTTGTCGCTGTTGCACCATGCGCCTATAACGTAATTGCCGGTGTCGTGATGAAAGTAGACAAAGAGTTCCCAGTGGTCCGGGAACTCTCTGCCTAGCCATCTGCCGATTTCTGTTTCGTCGTTTCGGAATATCATGTGACGCTGAGGATTCCGCGATGACACTAGGTTCATATCTAGTCCTTTCGTTTATGCCGCCGTAACAGTTGCTCCCGCCACCAACGGGCGGTAGATTAAATATACATCCGCTATGCCCGAAGTGGGGTTGGCGTTAGCGGCAACATAGTCGATGCCACCGGCAAACAAGATAGCCGGGGTAGCACACATCAATGTACCTTGGGTGGCCGCATCAGCCTTAATAGCCGCATCGGTGCCATCGCCCGTAATGTATATGTCGTCAGCGATAGCGAAGGCATTAATGTCAATTGCGCCGCATATCGGGGTATCTGCCGCGCCAACGGTAACGTCGTTGTGCCACGATATAGCGCAGGCGTGAGCGCTAACCGCTTCGGTGATGTGCATAATCAATCCGATTAACTCTACTGGGCCGCCCGCCACCGTGAATACGTCGGCGATATTATTGCCGTCCAGGGCCATTTGCGACGAAAGCACTACTCGCCTGCCAAAATCGTCCCCCGTGGCCGTGGGAATCGTAGTGCCAGCCTCGTCAGCAGCCGTAGACCCCAAATTCCCCTGACAGTGGCAACTGCCTGGGTCTAGAACAGAACCAACCGTATCGGAATAGAGGCGGTTGTTGCTGATTAACCCAGTGCAAGCGGACACCAATTCTAGAGCGGGATCACCGGTGGCGGTATTGCGAATATTGCAATCGGCGATTAGGATGTCGGTCGCAATATTACCCGTGGGATTCCAGATACCAGCCTCAGAGAAATCTCCGATAATGTCACAATCGACGATACGAGCCAGGGAAGTCGCGCCGCTTAGCTTAACGCCAGCCTTAGCGCCGGCTGAACCCACGCTGACAAACTGGCAATCTTTGACGGTGCAACTGGTTCCAGTCGCTCCGATGTCCACGCCCACTTCAGCCTCATAACTACCAATGTCCATATCGAAGTAGCAGTTGTCGATAACACAGTTAGCGCCATCCACGTCTATCAGAATCGCCGTATTGTAGCCGCTCGGCTTGAAGATGAGATTTCGCAGTAAGACGCTGGTGGCATCGACATCAACAATCGCAGAGGCGGCACCCAGCGTAATAATCGGTCGTACAGCGCCATTGCCCACGCCGATAATAGAAACGCCAGCTATATCCACCGCCAAAAGCGCCGTTGCGGTCACAGCTTCGGTGTGGCCAGAATTGACGTAAATCACATCGCCCGCGCTGGCCGTACATTGCCCGATGGCGAAGTCGATAGTAGCGAAGGGCGTACTCCAGGCGTTTCCGCCACCAACTACATCTACGGCGTCGCCGTGGCCGGAATCAACATAAAACACAGTTCCGCCGGTCAGTTTAGGACCGGCCTGTACCCCGTAACCAGCTAGTGTGGCTATCAGGATTTCATTTGCTCTAGTAGTTGCAACCATAATATACATCTCCTATGCACATAAAGTGCAAGTTAAGTGATTCGACCAGTTATGGCGTACCCACAGCGGGACGCACAAACGCGCTCTCGTCAGCGGCGTCAATGCCGTAACATTCAAAGGAATAGCAAGAACCAGGGTCAACCGCCGTAGCCGCCGCATTCGTATGGTACATATTACGCACCAACATACCGGTACACGCCTCTACCAACTCAATCGCATGTTCACCGGCGTTGTCGTTTTTCAATAGACAATCTTTAATCACCAGATTCGTACACAACTTACCAGTGATATTGTGGATGCAGGCATCGGAAAAATCGCCTATGACCGTACAGCCCTCGATAATCACACGGTCTTCCGCTTCGCCCAGTTCGATACCACGAGATGATCCCGCGGCAATGGTTGCCAGGAAAGTACAGTTACGAATGGTGGTTCTGTCGGCACCATTAGCGCCACCGTTAATGTCTACTCCGGTAACGGCTTCAAAGCTGGCGACGTTCATATTGATTTCGCAGTCTTCCAGAGTGAATCCGTCGGCATTGACATCGATCATAACCGTTACATCTACTGCCGCGACCTTGAAGATAATATTCTTCACGGTGATTTCGGCGGCATCGACATCTATATCTACCGTAGCGGCATCCGTACCCAGAGTTATAGTGGGACGCAACGCGCCTCTGCCCATACCGATTATGGTTATGCCGATAATGTCAAGGTCTATACCGGCAGCAGCGGCTAAGGTCTCTGCGTGACCGGCGGCCACGTAGATGATGTCCCCGGCACTGTCCGTACACTGACCTACCGCAAAGTCAATGGTGGCGAAGGGGTATAACCAACTCTTTCCGTGCTCGCCGTCAGCGTCGTCAAGCGTGCCGTCAGCGCCGGAATCAACGAAGAATATGTTGCCGGAAGTAAGCTCTCCGGCGTCCTGAATGCTATATCTGTTCAAGACTTCTAAAAGCTCTGTATTCATAATTTATATCTCCTTATGAATTAGGGCCAGGGCCGAAAGGACCAAAAAACCCCAGCCCCAAATTCGTTTTTAGGTGGATTCTGTGATACCGGCGATCTTGATGCCACGCACGTCAAGGGGTGCCACTTGGCTGTACTGAGAAAACGGTGCTTCCACCATTGCGATAGCGTTGCCGCTACCGTCGCTCAGTATACGGAAGATAGAGTCGCCCCCGCCCTGCGGGATAAGGAACTCGATCTCTTCGCCCATATCCATTCCAGTGCCGGGAGAACCAACTCCGCCGATACCTTGGGCACGAGGCGGAACATAGCGCTTCAGGTTGCCTTCGCCGAGCTTGAGGCCGTATAGCGTTCCAGCCTGGCAGTAAGGGCTAACCAGTACGTTTATACTACGACCTTCAAAGTCGTAAGTGACGGTCGTTCGGCCACCTGCGAGGTTCAGTACGCTCCCGCCACGATCATAATTAAAGCGGTTCGGGCCAAGCGTCGATTGCTCGGAATACTTCTGTATTACCTTTGCCGTAGTAATTATGGTGTCGATAGTCGCACCGTAAGCGTCGATGAAGTTGGTCATCTCACGGTTGAGAATCAACTCGGTAAGCGGAGCGCCGAGGTCGGCTGTGACCTGGCTCTTGAATTGCGGGTAATTGGCGATAGTAAAGGCAGCGGTTTTGTCGTTGCCCGCCTGGTTCCAGGCATAAGCGTCGCCAAATAGTGTTCCAGAGGCAATAAGCCAATCTTCCAGGCCGTAATGACCGGTCTGGTAAAGCGTACCAGAGCTACCGGTATCGGCACCACCCTGCACCACGCCACGCGGGAAGATATATCCTGCCTGGGCGTCAAGGTCAGCACCACCCAAACAGTTATTTTCTCCGCCACCAATCTTAAAGGCGGCGTTCCAGTTAGTAAGTTTCACTGTCCCGGCAAGATAATCAACGGCGTCAACCACTAAGGGAATGTCTGTGGCTGTAGCGTTTTCATTTACCTTTTGAGTTGCCGCGGCGAGATCGAACACGTCAACCATCATGCCGTTCTTCCACCAGCGAATCCTGGTACTCGTCGGAGTGAAAGTCATGGAGTAATCGCTATTGCTTTCTGTGCCGCCCCCAAGAGGCAAAATACCGAGATATCCCGCTGAGGGCGAGTAGAACGACACCGCCTCCAGTTGGGCCCTTAGCTTGGCAAGTCCGGCTAGGTCTAGGAGGATGCCGTCGAATTCCGAGCTATTGAGGGCCGCAGGCTTCAGTAAGTCTGTGGGGATATTGAAGTTACCTTTATGGCAATTCATGCCCAATATCCGCGTTACCGTCGAGACATGGGGGGTTTCAGCAGCGTCGGGGAAGCCGATCTGCGTGTTGTGGAATAACGATGTAGTGGCAGTCGTGTACGGGGTGCCAAGGGTGGCGGCACGAGGTTCGTATTGACCACTGATACTGGTCTCAAACCTGTGCATTATCTCCCACTGGCGGCCTATTCGGTCACGCTGCACGTTCTGGGAGGTGCGAATCTGCTGCGAATAGATCGGGTCTATCCCCGGCAGCGATTCCATTGAAAGTCTGGGAAGCTCTTCACGTATATAAGGATCAAGCGCATCCATAACAGTTGTGGTTGACATAATTTAGCTCCTACTTAAAGCGTAATAAACTAGGTTGACGCACTACATACAAATAGCGCGTTCGTTTAAGCAGATGGCTTAAAACAACCTTCGCACGCTTGGGTAGGAGATTGCGGGTACAGCCGAGAATGGCTGGCCGCCCAACTAACGCCCGCGTTTCAACATATGTAGAAATCTAGTCTTGGCGTTCTGGGCATAGTCGGGGTCGCTACCGGCGACTCTTTCAGGCGGCTTACCTTCGGGGAACGAAACGCCAATAGACATCGCTGCTCCGCCGAATCCCGTTACTGGAGCGGGTGTTTTAGGCTTCAAGCGATAGCTCTCTAGCTTTTGCACGTCGCTGAGAACGGTTTTCACCGCCTCGGCGACAAGCTGAGTGCTATACTGTTGGTTGGCTTCGAGCCTAGCGATAAGCTCATTTCTAACCAAATCTTGCATCTTGCCCTTAAACTCCGGCAGATGCTCACTATCTATCTCTTTTGATAGTGTACCATATAAATCCGACTTGTCAATAGTATTTCCTATCTCCTTCATACATTTCTGCTGTTCTTGCTCTTGGTCCCACTTATCAATCTTGTCGATGCGAGCCTTTACGTCTCTGTCCAAGTCCTTTATTCCGACCGGTTTTTCGTCTGGCATGGCGGCAGGCTCCTTTTTCGGCTGTTCGCCGTGTAAAAGTATGTTTCTGTATTCGTCACTGACTTGGTAAATATCGCAATATCGCCCTTTGTCGTCGTCGCTGGCGGTTCCCTGCTGAATCTTCTGGTGGAGGCCATAAGCCTCTACCGCCGTAGATGCGCCGCCCAGCTTTTCTTCGGCCTGGGCTACCCGCTTATTGGCATCCTTAACGGCCTCTGCCGATTCCCGGAACCGCTTATCGGCCCCGCCCGCCTTTTCCGCACCCCTGCGGCCCTCGTCGAACGGTACTTGTGACTCAACTCCATCAACAGTAACGTCTAACGTCCAGTTACCTTCTTCGTCATAATGTAGGCCCTGTGGCAATTTTTCTACCGGTATAGCGTCCATAGTCTAGTTCCTTTCATTAGAGTCTGTTTTCTTGTTCATCGCGAGCTTGCGCCGCTTGTATCAAATCGTCTTCACCGCCGGGATAAGGGAGCCCTTCCGGGTAGTTGCCCATAGCCTCCTGGTGTTGGTCGTAATGCGTCTTGAAGAATTCCTGCACCGCGTCAGACGCCAGGGGGAATTCCGGCCTAGCCATAAATGCCTGCAATACCTCAAGATGCACTTCGTGGAAGTCCCTGGGAGAAACAGCTATTTCACCCGGACTTTGGCCGTCGCCGTACAGAATAATGTTTTCCAGCTTAGCCTTGCGGTATGCCTGCCACTCATAATCGTTGGCTACCGGCATACTCAACCCCAGCTTGCGGGATTGGAGGCGATACTCCCTTGGGGTAATGATCTGCATGGCTAACTGTTCTTTAAGCTCAGCCTTCGATTGAGATATGCTTTGCGGGACTTTGGCGGCTACGGTAATCTGCACTTCTTCCGGGTTAGGGATAGCGTCTTTATCCAGAGACACCTGCCCGGTTTTGTGATTATACTTTATACCCACCAGGACATCATCGTCCAAGGTCAACGCTACGGTCTTCCTGTCGCCCCATTCCTGCTTGATAAGCCACAGGAGCGCCTTGTAGGTCTTGGAGAGCGCTGTAGCGATAGACTCAGTTGGTCCTGTCAGGGGCACATTGGAGGTCTCGTACAGCAGAGACAACGCCGAGGCACTGTCTACCCGGCCCGGAGCGTCACCTTGCATCATTTCTGATTGCGGGCTCTGGTTGGACATCAGGCCCAGCCCCAGATTGACTATATCGAGTGGCATCTTACCGGAATTGGCCGGGGGCAGAACGAATGGCTGGCCGGTCGGATTGTAAACGTCGGGATTATAGACCAAGACCTTTTCGCCGCTCCTGGCCTGCTGGACCTGCTCTACAGACAGCCCCATCTGGCTGGATATACATAACATGCCGTAAACGTCGAAATTCTCTACGTTAGTGAACATCTGCGATAGCATAAATTCCACTTCTTGGTTCAATGGAATCAACTGCTCCATCTTCCCGCGCCCGTAAAACCCGCCGCTATCTACGTATCTGGCCGACTGTATCGGCATGGGAGTCTTGAAGTTGCTCAGGTCTGAGTCTTGCGCTATAAACCTACCGGCCATAGCCACATATCGTATTAAATAGTCGTTGCGGTCACGCACCCAAGTCTCTACGAACCTCACCCACTTAGCGATGGTTTCCTTTTCCTTGTCGCCCTTGATCGCCGCCATTGCCTGTTTCGCCGTGCCGCTAAACCACCCCTCATTCTTCTCCGGCGAATCGTGAGGCTTGGTGCCTATGGGGGATGTTTGTGCGTTCAGTTCGACCTTATTGTTGTTGGCCTGTTCCTGGGTGATAATTTTGTTTTCTACCAGCCACGACAGAGTGACCCACCGAACCCTGAACAGCGCGTCTATGTTCTCGCTACTAACAGGGTCTACCGGATAGCTTGACAACTCCCAGCCGGGAATCAGTTCTATCCTAGGTGGGCCGTTGTCGGCGAACGCACCGAACGCCATGTGGCCGCTACGAAGGAATGGGGGTAGCAGGGCCTGCGTCAATGACGCTATATCGCTCTTACTGACAGCATCGTCAAAAACCACCTGCGCGGTACTGGCCTTGCGTAATCCGTCTAAGCCCTGCCCCAATCTCGTAGCTACCGGGCTAAGGTCCACTTGCAGGAATCTGCCGAGTTCCGTTAGGTACGAATTCAACAGCCCCTCAAACTTGAATGACGGCTGTGCGTCGATAGGATAATTAGCGACTACCGTGCCGCCGATGGGGTCTATCGGCCCGAAGTTCCGTACCCCTTGCATGTAAAGGTCGATAGTCTTCGTTCGCACCTTCATTCTATTGCGATACGGCTCCGCCCTGGTAATTATGTCACTTAGTACGACGGCCAGGGCCTCTTTGTTTTTTGGCAGCTTTAGTCCAATAGCCATATCTAGTCTCCTAATCTATGGGTAACAGAGGTCATTTTCGGGGCCTCTTTTTTTGCGGGCTGCTTATCAGCGTTTCTGCACGCATCCAATCGTTTCTTCAATACATCCAGATGGTCGATACCGGCCCTTCCCAATAAAATACCAATTGCCTGTTCGTGCCGCCTCTCCATTCGCATAGCAAATTTCAGGCACATCAACAGACACGCGCCATTAATTAATATCGTAGCTGCTAAGATTATATATGCTGGTTCTATGTTCATATCACAATCCTTTCATAAATTGTCTACTGTTGTCGAATCTGCTGGACGTAGCCCTGCTACGAATCCTGTGCGGGCCTTCTCTCTTGCGGCGCAATACCGCCTCGATCTCAGGCGTGATCTTGTTTATGTCAACGATGCTCATAAGCGGCAGATTTGTGCCCGGTAAATACAGTTCGCCATTGGCCAGATGTTCTATTGGCGTGCGAGCGAACGGCTCCAGGTGCCTCGGTACTCCGCTCTGCCTGGGTATGTACCCCGACATGGCGAGCGTATCTATTCCATCGTCATACGGCAGCAGCTTCAAGTCTGAAGTAAAGTCGTCTATTTGTGTATAGAGCATATTGAAACTATTTATAGACATTGAATCGTAACCGGAATCCGCTGGCGTATCACTGGCAGGAAGTTTGATCCTTCCCCGGTTGAATCGCCATTCGAGCGCCATAGAAACACGGTCGCCCTTTGACATATTGGTCGGATAAGTGGGGGGTACTACCTTTGGCGTCCATCCGGTTAAATGCGCTGTGTCTTCCACTCTGCGGGCCGCTTCTTCCATGAGACGGTGCTGGATAGCGACCGCTTCGGGACACACCATGTGCGACCACCATTTCAATCCTTGCGACATAATGATAGATATTAGCTTTTCGCTAGCCAGATGACCGAGCCATACGTCCAATACCCACATTATATCCCTGGTGTCAAAGCCCACTGTCATTACGCAATTGTAATCACTGTGGATAGTAGCGGTGTAGGCATAGTCGATGAGCGTTACACGGAACAAACCCTCCAGCCATTGCCGATAAGGCTCCACGACGTCAATGTACTCCGGCGGACCGTCAGCGTCTTTATCGGATTCCTTTTTGATATTGTAGTGGATAGTGGTTTTTTCGTCTGTCATCAGCGGAACCTTGGTAAGTTCGCCGTTAATACGATATTCGTTTTTGATAGCGTCCCGATATAGCAGTTTGGATTGTGAAGACGTTGGGGCGTTCAGGTACTCAGCGGAAAACGCTGATTCCCCCATATCGTCGCGGCGGTTCTGAAGATAATCTAAAGTCAGCATTTCCGGCCACAGCAGATCGGTTAAGGCACCGTCAACCTCTCGGCACGCTGCAAGTAATCTGCGATTCCAATATTCAAACCTATCGTCCTTGCCGTAAAACGCCGAGTAGATGTATGCCCGCCTATTGAGTAGGGTGCCAATCCAAAACAACTTACAACCCTTACGCAGCATGGGCATAAGGACATTGAATAGCATGTGGTCGAATTCTTCGCGTAGTTGCTGGGTAATCTCCCTGCCGGTCTTATCTACCTCTGGGTCGTCCATTATCAATAGGTCCGGCCTAGCACCACGCTTCCTGCCACCGATTCCAAACCCCTTCAGCGTCGCCCCGTTACGCAATCGAATATATTTGCGTGACCATACACCGTTACCCTTACTGGCCTTTAATCTTCCAAATTCTTCTGTGATGTATGGGTTTTCGTCTATCTCCTGCATTATCTTATCGAATCGTTCCATCACCATATCTTGCGTAGCCAGCAGGAGATTAGTGGCGCTGTGCGGTTTAGTGCAAAGCTGCATAATCGGTACTTCACTGCCTATGACAAAGCTCTTGGCCGACCCTCTGGGTGCCGCAATGACGTTGCTATCGAACGAATACAAGTCATGGATCATTTGGTAGTGAAACTGTGCGGACGGAACGTAGTCTTTATAGAAACCCGCGTAAGGCATGAGATACCAAGCGCGAAAGCAATGCCACGCGGTTACGGCGGCCATTGGGGTGCTGTCGTCGCAGACTACCGCTAACCGCGCCTGACGCTTACCGTCAGAGGTCAACTCTTCATAGTCCGACGGCAATGGGTTTTCTATTACAAGACTCATCTTTTGCTAAGTTCCGCTAAGACCGCCATGCTAATCACAACGCCACATACGCTAGACTTGCAATGACCGAATCCGTCCGCAAAAATCTTACGCAAAGCGGACTCTATCCGCCAAAGGAACCCGGCATCTATGGCTAACCGGGCGACATTCCTGGAGAATTCTTCGGACGGTACACCTAACTCCCAGTACAGGAACGAAGGGAATAGGCCGTGGTCGCTATACGTTAAGCGTATGATGTTTCTTACCATCTCCGGGCTTATGTCCATTACCGCCCGCGCCAGATCGCTCTTTATCCTCTGCGAGCGCAGCAACTTCTCTGGTTCTTGGGGGTATGTGCATATTGCCTCCGTAACCGCCAATGGCGACTTTCTCGCCACCTTCTTCTGGGCTGCTTTCTTCTTGGTCTTTCTTTTCTTGGTCATAGGTATTCTCCTGAAACGCTTTCAGTCTGTCCATTCCCAGGTTAATCTTACAGGGGTCGTTTTCATCTGCCGGCGGGGCGTTTTGGTTGTCGGTGGCCAGTTTCACCATTAGCAAGGCGGAACGCTCGACGATAATGTCTATCTGTTTCATAGCTTGCATTTTCAGTCGAGGCTGTTTGTCGGAGTTGTCCACAATGTCGATGAGATGGGCCAAGTGCCTATCGACCGTCCAGCCTAAGTCGATCAGTATCTCAGACAGGTGAACGGGGTCCAAATACTCCATCAACGGCGCGGTCTGTGTGATCTTAGCTAAGCTGGTGATAGGATTATCTGTATCCATTATCCTCTCGCCATCGACATCATCAGCTTTGCACCACCTTTGCTCCACGTGCATATTTTGACTGGCGGGGCTTTGTACACCACACGCAGCTCGCTGGTTCCATCTCTGTTTTTTTTCCGTACTTCGCGGGAAGATAAAGTCGCACCACACACTTCGCATTGCCGTTCAAAATCCTGTCCCAAATATACCTGTATTGCAGCGAATTGCGGGTGCCAGCACATGCCGTCGGGGCGCGGCTCGCCGTCGGCCAGCGGGGTGCCGTCGGGCCGAACCGTGTCTTCGGTAATGGCGTACCAATACGCTTTGACGTCAGACCACCCTGCGCGCTTCCCCTTGTTGAAATAGTCAAAGAACGGATAGTCGTTATCATTCATTTTTTCTACTCCTCTTAATTATCATCTTCTCTTCAGATATACCACTTCATTTGTCTCGCCGCTCACCGCCCTCTGGTAGCCCAATCTCCCTTGCTGGCCAACGCCGTCGCCGCCCACCGCCGATACCTGCGATAGAATGTCCTCAAGGGCCGCCGGATTATACCAGAAAACCCCGCTTATAGTGATAATTGGTACGCCCAGTTTGCGAAGGAAGGCATTGGCGTTTTCTTGAGTAACGCCAAAATCTTCTTCCAGTCTCGACGTTGGGCATAGATACAACTTGTCGTGGACGCATACCTTTTTTCTTACCGGCGCTTTCGCTGCCAAATTTCTATTCCTTCAACTTGAGGGTAGCTAAGCAAAGTGGTCGGCCCAAATGCTCGATTCTATTGTCTGGCGACATAATAACTCGCCCTTGGTCGTCTACTGTTGATCTTGCCGACGGTAGCGGGTAGCCCAAATACAGGGACATTATTAATCTGGACTCGCTCACTGTATGACGATCTGTTAGATTGATGGCAAAGAGCCGCTGCCAGCTTGGAAGGCTGCTCACGGCCACTGTCCGCTTGGCAAGCTCGCCGCAGCAGGAGGAGTTTGTCCAGTGGGCCGAGCCCTCGAATCTCGTGGAGACCTCGTACCGGCACCTCTCGCTACAGCCCTCCCTTATGTCCTTCGCCCAGAAATACGGCTTGCCGCAAACCCGGCACTTGCGGAATATGTACTCCAAGGCGTCTTCGGCAATGAACGGCATATTGCTGTCGGCATACAACTTCAGGTCTACTGGACGCAATAAAGGGGGGAGGACTACCTCGGTATAATTTACATTCGATTTTAGGGAGCCCTCGCACCCGGCCAGAACGCTCAAGAACCTTTTCCTGGCGTCTGCACTTGACTTACGCGACCTATCGGTGTATACTTCAGTCATCGCAACGATAGGTGTAATGAAAGTATCTGTCATGCCCAACTTACCTAAATCGCCCAAATTACCAGGGTTGCCTAAACTACCTTATCTTCCCAGATTGCCAAATCAGTACAACCACCGCAAACGCTACAGCCGCCATAATCAGTATATCTGATATAGTTTGCCATAACATAATGTTAAGTATGGCAGTATTGTTAAGTAAGTCAAGATAGTTTTTTCCAGCTTTCTATAAGAATTGGTTTGTTTTTTCTCTAATATCGTGTAAACTTCACTCGAAAGGACAATAAAAATGAAAAACAAAGAACTCCGCAGCCTCATTTCCCTCAACGCCACCAGAATTAACCGACTGGAACTTCGCCTGGATGGAATCAAAAAGTCTCTAGATGGGCTTTGCAGGGCCGCAGATTACAATTGCCAGGCGTTCAGCGACCGCCTACGCGCTCTTGAGAAGCCTTCTTCTGGTGGGCCGGACGGAGAGGTTGTTTTGGATGAAATAACGGCAGAGGAAATAGCGCGTGCCATTATAGGTCACACTGCGGAGTGCCACCCAGACGAGTTTTTCAAGAAAACGGGGGAACATCTTATCTCTGACATGAAGCGTCGCAGCAGAGAAGCTACTGGGAACTGGGAGTCAAAGGTCAAATTCTCTACCACCCCCGACTATCATCGCAAAGCACTGAGGGAACACGATAAGCGTAAACTCGATATGGTCAGCGAATGTCTACTCGATCTTGGTGGGCATTTTGAGGACAAGGACTTCAGCCGGCAAAAGGCTCAGCGGGAAATACTAAACGACGGTATCACCAAGTGGAGCTGGTGGTTCAGTGGCCACGATGAACACAGAGAGAGCTTTATCAGCTACCTGAACGACGATGAGTCGCTAAGCGTGCGCCTGCACCAGTACCAAGACGGCACGTTCTCAGTGATATATGTAATGCATAGCAGCGGCCATATAATCGCAATCAAGGGCAAGCCCCTCTCGGACCTTATCTGCGGCTGGGCCAACGACTTCCTCACCTCGCATGGCTACGAAGCAATTGTTAGCTACGGCAAAGGCGACAAATTGTCCGACGGATGCTTTATTACCATGTATACCCACTCCCTCCCCGTTACCTATTCCGGCCCCATGGCCCTGCACGCATACTTAGAGGCTCTCAAATTCCATTCGGTGCCGATAGGGCCGTTCAGGAAAAGGTAGCCCGAAAGGATAAAGATGAGCGTTGACATCCGTAAACTAGCCCGTGAACGTGAGGCGTTGCACCGCAATCACGCCAGCAGTCGCCCATTGTCGCCAGACTATGAGATAATTGGCTTGGCTGGCGAGCAGCAATTTGCTGTCGAGTTCGGCTTGGAAGTCGATACTAAGGCTCGGCCCGGCGGTGACGGCGGCATTGATTTCCAGTTGCCGGGCGTCGGCTCGGTGGACGTAAAAACCGCTTGCAGGCCGTTCAACCTGCTACATGAGCAAGGCAAGACGCCACCCGACATATTCGTGCTGGCCCGTTTCGACCGAGACGATTCAGCCACCCTCCTTGGTTGGGAGTGGGCAGAGGTGGTCATAGCCCAGCCGGTAAAAGACTTCGGCTACGGGGTTATCAACCATTATCTGTCAGCCAACCGTCTACGCCCAATAGAAACACTAAAAGCAATGGCTTTGAAAGGATAACCGAGGCCATGAAAACCTCCAAGGCCAGTTTCAACCGCTTCAAAGCAGAATTCCTGCGGTGGGTAGGTATATTCGGGCTGAAAGGCTACCGTATCTACTTCCACCATAAGGACATAGACGCACTAGCACAACTAGAAGTCTCAGAGTCAAATAAGATCGCCACCGCCTCTATGGCCACGGAGATCAGCCCCGTCGACAAAGAGTCCTTCTCGCCCGAAGGAAGTGCCAAGCACGAAGCCGTCCACCTACTCCTGAACAAGCTCAGACACATAGGCTCCTGTAGGTACATAAGCGAAGAAGAACTGATGGACGAGTGGGAAAGATTGGCCATAATCCTCGAAAGAGCACTGTAAGCAGAACACGGAGCACAAGCAATGGACAAAAAGCCCAGCCTGCCCGAATGCCCGAAAGAGGCTAGGATCACTATGCCAAAACATCCACTCCGCCCCGTTTTTGCGCCTGATCAACTTCGAGCTCTGGAGAAAGAAAGCCAAAGGCGACGGAAGTTGGCCAAACGAGATAACGCTACATGATGATAAAGGCCCTGGGTCACCTCATGCTAAAACACGGTTTGACGCTCTTGCTTATGATAGAGATAGTTTTCTACTGGTGGTATACATACGTCGTGGCCACCGGGAAGATGGAGCCTTCCTGGTTTTTCTAGATAACGCCGTAATCAAGACACTTTGTGACCCACATCACAATCTCCCACAAAACACCCGCCCAAAGAAACATAAAATATAAAACACATGTCCTTGGAACGTAAAGACTTACAGTAATAAAAGACAGACATTGTGACATTGGTCACAGACTTTCAAAATATACCCGTTACCATTGGGATGGCGGTACGGAGTTTCGTCTACCGTTAGTCGGCTATACCAACCTCACGCCTAAGCATACCATACTAGTAATGCTACTGGGTACGGTTAGTGAGGGTTCGGCACCAGAGAGAGGGGTATCCCCACCCCACCGCCACATCGCAAAGGGGCCGACCCCCCTTCCCCTCACAGCCTCTCGTGGCCCCTGCCCGGCCGAGCCTGCCTGCTGCAAAGGTGTTGCAAAGCGGGCGTGAACCTGCTGCAAAGCCTATCGAAGGCCAATGACCTACGCTTGATGATGGTTAGTTATTACCGCCCCAACCAAAACAGACCGACCGGTCGGTATGGTACGATGGGAGCGGAGCGGAGCGAGTGGCTAACCCCTTCCCTTCCTTCCCCTTCTCCCCTCTCTTCCCATCCTTCCGTTGTCTCTCTCCCCTGTATCTGGCCTTGTTGCTCCCACATCGTCCGTAACGTGCTTGTATGCCTCTCCAGTCGCATTGTTAGTGTTTGGCGTATGATATTGGGCTATGGGCTCGATTGTGCGGTTGCGGGCTCCAAAGACGGTATTACAAAGTATTACCGATCATCTGCGGTCATATCTTATCTATCTTACCTTGCTTATCTGTCTTATCTAATCAGCACAATTAAACCTTGGCCGGTACTACCATTGAACTATTTGGTGTCTTTAAGTGTCTTTTCTGTTGACTCCCGCATAAAGTGACGATATACTTACCTATAGTGATGACCAGTACTAAACCTCTAATGTAAGGAGCGAAATCATGGACTATCAAATCAAGCTCAATGACAACGAAATCGCAGTGGTACTCGCAGCACTTGACGGTCGGGCGTATCAGTTACGCCTAGAGCAACCCCGATTGTCGCGCCATGCCAAGCGTACCGCCAACCGTGTATGTGAGCAACGGCAACAGCAACGGGCAGATCACTGGCATCTTACCCCCTGCTAATCACCCCGGACTGACGATATAGTTAATATAGTGATGATCGAGAATAAACCTCTAGTGTAAGGAGTAAAGACAATGAAAGCCAACCCCTTCAAATACCCCGTAGGAACACGTGTATATTATACGGGCGATATGGCCAATATGCCCTCTGAAGGCACTATAACCAATCTCAGAGAACCGAGCCGCTTTGGTGGCTGGCAGGTTGACATCAAATACGACGAGGAACGGTTCGAGGGCGACACGGAGCGGGCCTCGCGCGGTATATCGCTTGCAATGTTTGAGCCTGGCCCCGGTCGACGGTTTGTGTTGTTGAGCGAGTACCAAGCCGAGCGCCAAGCCAAAATCGACCAGTACAAGGCGACAGCAGCCAACTAGCCCAACTATTCGATAATCCCGAACAGTTCAAACACAAGGAGATATGAAATGTCAACTAAGCACACACCAAAACCGTGGAACCTGCGATGGGAACGACGCCAGGGAACTACGCCCGGCCAATACCAACTGATAGACACCGGCCCGCTCGAGTTTGGCTGGGACGGCGAGGAAGGCATTTATACCGACAACCCTGCCGACTTCGCCCTGATTGACGCCGCCCCGGACCTGCTGGCAGCGTGTGAAGGCTTGGTACAAGCACACGACACAGGCATGGGCAAGTCGGCACTAAGGCTGAGGTTAGACTTGGCAGATATTGCTATAGCCAAGGCCAAGGCGGGGCCTGAATAATGTCCACCCCCCAACCCCGAAAGGACTTGAGATATGAGTGATTTTCGCAAAAAACTAGCAGCCGTCGCCAAGGCAGAGCTGGCTAGAACCACACGCCGAGGAATCAGTTTATTTGACTTGTTGAAGGACGCGATGGAACATAACCACACTATCCTCGAGTTGTGTTTGACCGAAATAGACCGTCTAGAGAAAGAGGTGTTGGCACGAGATACCACAATCTCCCTACTGCCAGAGATAATTCGTGTCACCTTGAAACAATCTATCGCCAAGGCCACAGCGGAGCCTAATGTCTGCCCATCTTGCAACACCTACCCATCAGACAATGGGGGCGATTGTGAAGGCTGTCAAGCCTTAAAGAACACCAAAGCATATATTAAGGCGGAGCCTGAATGATGTTCACCCCCCTATTCTACATTAACTTTGCACTAGCGGTCCTGTCTATGTGGTAGGACCAAAGGAGCTATCTATGCTGATAAAATATGACACAATCGAGCAACTAGCTATACTGCGGACATTAAATGGCATGACGGCCAAGCAGGCTGGGTATTCTGTTGCCGGTTACATTGAGAGATACACCCTTGACCAGCTCAGGGCATTGGTGAAGACGGAAAGGCTTAAGCGCCAGCATCTACAAGACTTGGCCCCATACGGCGCTGGCGATAAGCCCGCGAGGGACGCCACCGGCTTTGCCACATTGTCTGTTCGGGCAAGAAAAATACTGAACAAGCTAGAGATACGCACTATTGACGAGTTGGCAAATACGGGCTTGGTGGCCTTATCGCGTATCCGTAATTGTGGGGTGAGGACGTTATTCGAATATGGGGATTTGCTCGCATCACGCAACACCAGTTTCGTGGACATGCGCCACAACCAAACCCCATTTCATACAGTCTATTTTGCCAGCGGTGAACTGACCACAGAGAACGGAGACCCAACGAATGAAACAGTTTGACGATATCAGGGTGTCCCGCAACCGCCCCCCAATGGCCCACACCATCACGCAGATAGAGGACTATATGCGACAACGAGACACGGCCATGCCCCCCTGCTCCGCTGCCCACGCACTACGGGAGCTTGTAGCCCTGGGCTATACCGCTTGGAGACAAAGGCTTTTGACCGACCAACAGTGCCCACCAGCAGAGGAATAAAGGGCTTAGCTCTAGACCCTGCGCACAGTCTGCTCTATACGCACCCTACCATACTGCAGTGCGATCTTGACTCTAGATGCCAGCGAGAGAGAAAGGCCCGTCGTGCGTCCGGGTTGTGAGAATTTCTGCACATTGCCCGAGTTGGAAGTAGAAGCGGACCCGAAGCCTCTCGCCAATCCCCGCACCCTCAGCCGCAGTGGGCTGTCCAGGGAACCAAGCCCTGAAGCCGCCGTTCATCGACGGTGGGAGCTTACTGAGAGAAATGGCGTTTTTTATCGGCGAAAACGCTATTTGTGAAAACCGTGGCATGTATAGCCTCGCATTAACTGTCAAAAAATGCGTGACGACACAATACAAGGGTTTTCACTGCGCCGCCACGCTACTAACAATATACGACGGTAACCTCCCCCTGTCAAACAAAAAACCCAAAGGTTTCTGCCTTGGCGTCGCTGGTACTACCAGTGGCAGGAGAGGGAAAATAATCTTTGCGGCGTAAGTCGCTGGCCCGTATGACCTTATCGAAACCCACGATATATCTGGTGGAATTTAACAGATAATCCGTTTGCTTTTGACGATAATGGCTGTATACTTAATTGATGACAAAAGGCAAGGTACAAGACAGGATGACGCTATGACGGCCCCCAAGAACATTAAAGTCGACCCTTTTTACTGGAAAGAACTCCAAGGTTTGGATTTACCAGCAGAGCTAAAAAGCGCCCAAGCCCGGTGTAATTACGTCATCAGCCAGGGTATTGTGGCGGTCCGCATAAACCAGGCCAAGGCTAAATGGACGGAGGAGAACAATGGACAATAAACAACACGCATTACAATCGCTCTGGCAAGCCTGCTCACAGTGCGAGGAAGCTCTGGGGTTGGTTATCGTGGATTACGAAACAGAGCTCAAGGCCGTTGACACCAAATACGGCCAGAATTGGCACGACGACCTGCTTGACATCTGCTCCGTGACCGAGGAGGCGCTTGCTGCCACCAAGGACATTTGTTCCCTGCCAACCGAACCGTCACCCCTAGACATCGAGCGAGAGAGGCTGGTGCGTAGGGCCGAGGTGTTGAATGACCTCGTAGACATTAATACTCCCGAATGTATGACTCAAAAACAGTTACTGCTAATACGCGAAAGCGTGTGCAGATTGGAGCGATTGATCGGTTCGCCTGGGCCAGATGACTGAGAGAAGCACGACAGGCAAAGAGGAACGACTGGTTATATCTCCGGTTCACTTGACAACGCCCAAATATGTGTTATACTAGAAGTAGCGATGAGAGACACTGATGTCACACTACTATTAATCTGGGCCGCTCGCTGGACCTACCTTTGTCGGTGTCTGTCATCGCACAGCGAGTGTGCCCGGAGCTTTATGAGGTGATAATATGTGTACTGTTGGCGCTGTTGAAAAGTCACGATCAGACAAGATATTGGCAAAATTAGTCATGGGCAATCCCGACGAGATCACTATTGCAGGTGTCCGAATACGCAAGGCCGTTGGGCTTCCTGGCTATTGGGTTAGCGAACACGGGGAAGTGTGGAGCACAAAAATACATCAAGGCAGCGCGGGCGGCAGGCGCATGCAGTTGCGCACGGATTCTCACGGGTTGCCCCTGGTTAACCTGCGAGGGCCTGCCCACGAGCAAATAACCAAAGTAGTATCTCACTTAGTAACGGAAGCATTTATCGGCCCCAAGCCAAGCGGCCTTGAGGTGTGCCACTATGACGGCAATCCAGCCAATAACAATATATGCAATCTTCGATACGACACACATGCAGCCAACGGGCAAGATACTATACGTTACAGGAAGGAACGCAGAGCGTAAAAACTTGCTTCTCCCCCCTTTGCGGTTGGGGGGCTGGCTTAACCGCTGGCCCCTCGACGGTTTACGAAAGGAACTGTGATGACCAAGGAACAAGACAAACTGCCCCTAGTGTCTACCGGCCCCTCTGGACTTGGCGGTGAGTATCAGTCTGAGATTCCGGGCGACGACTCTGAACCGCCGTCACCTCTAGATATACAGGAGGCACAAGCGACGATGGCGCTGTTTGAGGCGGCATGGGCCGTTAAGGCGGCTATAGAATCTGGAGACACAGGGCCGGTTATTAAGGGCTTGGGGGAAGAGGCGATACGCAAGCTACATTATGCGTCCCTCGCTGCCATACCGGCGGGTCCAATCACCCGTGGCAACGAATGCCCGCTATCCGAATGTGCTATTGACTTAGTTGACACGGTGGGCGGCCCAGCGGCTAAGCGAGCTATACAAAGCGAAGCCAGTAGCGACGAAGGGATAAGCCGATGACTGACCAAGACAAGCTACTGCAAGAGGGCATCAGGTTATGGGGTGATTGGTTCTATGACCACGATGGCGAGGTCGAGAGCTTCGCAGAGATGATGGGTGGGAACTGGGTGTGGGAGCGATATGGACAGGGGAGCTGGACGCTTTCGCAGGAATGTGGCGAGGTCGAAATCGCAATCGCTGAAATGTCTGACGCCGGCATTGCCCACCTAATCCGTGGCTGGGCGCACGACGAGTTGGTGCGGCGGGGGTATTGTATAAAAGTAACCGACTGTTCTGCGGGTGGCGACCACGGCCAACCCTGCAAGGTATATTTATTGGGAGATGACATACTCGAATATTTTGGCCCCACCCTCCCCCACGCCTACCTTTTGGCCATTAAGGCCACGGAGACTAAACCATGACCGACCAACTAGAAAACAATATGTTAGCGGGCCTAATCTCAGCCTTTGATGATTTGAGGATTGAACAGGGCGAGCTAGACGACGACGGGCTCTGCAATTTTTACCTGCGGACCATTAACCAAGCGGACGCCGACGAGGCTAAGATTAAGGAAATGGCAGCCGCCATGCTCAAGGACGTGGAGCGACGCCGCAAAGCCCTGGCCTACGTGTACGGCGAAGAGTTCCAGCGGAAGGTAACGGAGAAGCTAGCGGCCCAAGGCGGCAAGAGCAAGACCGTAAAGTTTCTCATGGGCACGGCGGGAGCCAAGAAGATACCTGCCAAGATAGTGTTCGATCCCGACCAACACGCCAAAGCCGTATCATGGGCCTCTGGCAACCTGGACGAGGTGTGGGTAGGTACTATCGCCAAAACCCCCGCTGTCATGCAGGCAATCAGCACCTTGGCCCCAGACGACTACGCCGAAGCGGTGGCCTCTATGCTCAAGACGCCGTTCAAGAAGCATTTGGAAACCACTGGCGAAATACCGCCGGGGGTAGATGTTGAGGTTGAACACGAAGGATTTCACATTAATGGCAAGGTTCAATGCCTATCGCAACTGATAGAAACCGTGCGGGCGGAGTTGGAGCCAGCGCTTGACGCACCCGTCACGGTTGAGCCGGTAGAAGGCGCAGGAGAATAGAACAATGAATAAAATACAAGAAGAACTTGCAAAACCTTTCTCGTTGGCGGAATACGAGTGGCGGGTACAGTCGGAGAGTAAGGCGGGCGATAAGGTGCAGGTCTGCTGCTACGTCACTAACCGAGCTATCCAACAGCGACTAGATGAGGTGTTCGGCCCGCTAGGTTGGCAGGTGAGGTATGAGCCCGGACCCGCTGGCGGGGTGATGTGTACGATTAGCGTGTGGGACAGCGACACAAAGCAATGGGTAGACAAGGCCGACGGCGCCGAGAATTCGACCATTGAATCGGTCAAGGGCGGCTATTCCAACGCTTGCAAGCGGGCGGCTTGTCCGTGGGGCATTGGCCGACTGCTCTATAAGTTGCCGAACTACTGGTTGCCGCTCAATCAGCACGGCGAACGGTATCACAAACCCAGCAAGTATTGGGACGAACCCACCTTGCCCGACTGGGCGGTAGCTGGCGAGAACAAGAAACCCCAAGGCAAGACCGACAAGACCGACAAGCCCGCAACGCAAAAGGCCGAGACAAAGACCGAGCCAGCACCGACAAACCGACGTAACGCATACCTGGCGACTTGCAAAAAGCACGGGTGCTTCTCGTCGGACAAGCTTGAAAACTACGCCACATGCGCCAAACTGCTCGATAGTGACCATGCGTTGCGAGTAGCCGAGGAATTGGAATTTGACCCCGGCCTGTTTGCGCTTACAACATTCACAGCGGAAAGCCTGCCGCCAGAGAACGATGTGATATGGACTATTCTAACACAAGCTCTTGATGGCGTGGCGGCGGACAAGGCACTAGCCGCTTACCAGCCGACCAAGAAAGCAAAATAGCCCTGGATGGAGTCCTGGCCCACCCCTCCTCTACCTCGCACGGGTCGGGGCTCCACAATTTACAAAGGCGACGAGTTATGCGTGAAACTAAGTTTAGAGGATTGTATTCGTCTGGAGCCAACCGACGCTGGGTGTACGGTGATCTGGTGCGGGACGAATCGCGTCGGCCCATAATCCGGGTGTATCCTGATTACTTTGGGAATGATGATGAGGGCCTCGAATATGTATACGAGGATTGCTATGTGGACCCTGAAAGCGTAGGGCAATACACCGGCCTCAAGGACAAGAACGGCTTGACAGAAGTATTCGAGGGTGATGTGGTGGAAGGCAACCTGTTTGATAGGCGGGTGCCAATACAAGGCTACGTGTTTATGGATGAAGAGCACGGGTGTTGGGCGCTTAAAAATGACGGGGGGATAACCTTCTTGTTCAAGATTGCCGAACTATGTGTAATCGGCAACGTCCACGAGAACCAGGAGCTATTGAAAGTCTAATACTAATGCCAACATTCATAACACAACTAATCGAAGGCGAACCAGCCGTAGTGGGCGGCAGCTGGGAGAATATCCAAAAGGCGGCGGCCAAGCACCAGCGGTCAATGATAACCGTAGAAGAGTATTCACCAGATGCCCCCATCACCAACCAACAAATTAAGTTTTGGTGGACGAAGCCCGTAGCCCTACTACAAGAGCCAGGATATTCCAAACACGAAGCCGAGGAGATTCTCAAAAAGTCTACGTTTCTGCGAGAATTTTTTGTGCATAAGGTTCGCGGGCACACCGTCATACTGTCTATCAGGGACATGACCATAAAAGAGGGCATCGATATATTCGAGTGCTGCTACACAGGAATGCCAAAAGAGTTCGGCATCCCCTGCCCGCTGCCGGATAAACGGTGGCGCGAACACCAGAAGGAGAATAAGTGATGGCAATAAAGAAAAAAGCAAAACCACCCCACGGCCACCCAGAGATAATCGACGCCGTGGCCCAATCTGTTACTGACAAATTGTCTAAGTTGGGGCAATGTGTCAATGAGGGCCACGATATGGACCTCGTAGGTGTTGATACGGAGCTCCGTGACTGCGGGCGGATTGACCTAAGATTCAAATGCCGCCGATGTGGCTACAAAACCGCCCGCATACTGCGATCGCAGGAAACAGTGTGGGACCCCTTCGATAGATTTACGGCTGAAGGCCGCGCATATCGAGCCGCAAACCGATTGTGTGTATACCAGAATCGTCATTAAGGAGAACAAATAATGACCTCATACAACAAAGTAATTCAGCTCGGCAACCTAACTAAAGACCCAGAACTGGTCGGCAATGACGGCTCCATAGCGAAGTTTGGCATAGCTGTTAATCGTAAATGGACCGGGAAGGACGGGCAGCAGCACGAAGAAGTGTGTTATACCGACTGCCAAGCCTTCGGCAAAACAGGCGCGATTATCGCTCAGTATCTACACAAAGGCGACCCCGTACTAATCGAAGGTCGGCTAGTCCTGGAAAAATGGGAATCGCAGGACGGCTCTAAGCGGTCGAAGCATAGTATCACCATAGAGCGGTTCAGCTTTGTCGGCGGCGGACCCCAACAGCAGCAAGCCCCGGCAGCGGATGCGCCGCCGATTCCTGCTTGGAACGATAGCGATATTCCATTCTGACACGATAAGGAGAATACCATGTGGCCAATAACAGAAGTACTCAACAGAAAAGACGGAATGCCTGACAGGATCAGCATAGGGGCGCTGCTGTTGGGGCACAATGATGAAGTTTGCGAGATGGTTCAAGTTGGCGTTAAACAGTGTTGTTTGGTGCTCCTTGCCAACGGAAATTACATGACGGACACAATTACCGTTCAAAGCTCAGCAAACATAACCGCCCACGAGTTTGAACAAATGGTTTCTAGTGATGATGACATGTCCGAATGGCAAGTCCTCAGCGGTTGGGCGGAAGCCTTTGAATACCTTTGCCCCGGCGCAACGGTAATGCGCTCTGACCCTGCGGCCTCGTACCATGTATCACATACGTGCATAGACAAATACACTCCTCTCTGCAACAACTTCGAGCCCGTAAAGCCCCCGCTGACCCGCGAGCAGTTCCTGGCAGACTTCAAGGCGTGTGGGATAGTGGCGGGAGATTTGGTAGAGGTGACGCGATCGCCTGCCGAGGAAGAAAAACAAGCATGGGGCGGCTTTAGCTGGGGCATGAAAGGCTGTTTCGATAAAGACGTGTTCATTGGCAAGCAATTCCGCGTGAAAGGGGCGCTGAAAGGCAGACCGGCCTATGTGCTTGAAACGACAGACCCACACTGTTACTATTTCCCCCACTGCGTCCTCAAAAAGGTAGACGAGCCGGTGGTGTGGTGGTCGAGGGACCCAGACTCAGAGTATGTTTTCGTGACTCGCAAAAAGCCTGAAATAGTCGGCGGCGTATTCGACGTATTGGGCATGGGAATAATCGACTCGGCTATCCCCACCAAAGACTGGCAGCGTCGCTACGGCTTCACCCCCCACTACGGCAGTTGCGGCAGCATGACGGAAGCCGATTATGAAAAGGGAAAGTAAAC